AGGCTTACGGCTCTGCCACGGTCAAGGCTTGCGACTCTGCCACGGTCAAGGCTTACGACTCTGCCACGGTCAAGGCTTACGATAACTCATATGTCGAGGATTGCACCGGGAACATAAACACAGTTTCCGATCATGGAATAGTCAAAGACTACTACAATCATAAGATATATATAAAGAAAGGAAAATTCAAGATTATCGAGATCGAATAAATTCCTTGCTTATCGATGGAGCTCATGAGAGACATCTACATCAAAGACCCCGACGGCGAACCTGAGTACGACGGGGAGGAGGACAACGAGGAATATGAGGAGAGCATGGAGGAGCTTAGGTTCCTATGTGATTCATATAATTGGTAACATCCCGCCCTTACGAGGTGCAACCCCGACCCAGACCGGCAACCGATATCCTAGACAAGTGGTAGGCCATGACGATATCATTGGCCCGGTGGAAAGGGACACGGTAGTGAGGGAAGGGCGGCCGATGGTCTTAGTCCGGGTTCGACTCCCGGAGGCTGACGAATTTAAATACACGATAACATGGACAAATCAGAAGAGATTGACAAATTAGCGATAGCGTTGGCCAAGTTCCAAGGATCGCTAGAGCAACCAAGCCTCAATTCCGAGGTCAAGGTAAGGACTAAAACAGGAGGAGAGTACAAGTTTAAGTACGCGGACCTATCCGAATGCAAAAGGGCAGCGAAACAGCCATTAGCCGACAATGAACTTTCAGTATGTCAGCTAATAGAGGATGATTACTCTATCCGGACCATACTGCTTCATTCCTCCGGTCAATGGATATCGTCCAAGGTAAGGATGCCATCCAATACGGCGGACGCTCAATCCATAGGATCGGCCATCACGTACGCCAAGAGATACGCCTTTTGTGCCATTCTTGGCATCGTGGCTGACGATGACGAGGACGCTAACATAGCGAGCGGTAATACCGCCCAAAAGGAGCAGCCTAAAGAGCAGCCTAAAAAGGCTAACTCCAACGAGAAGAAAGAGCTTACGAGAGATCATATAAATAATGAGAGTGCCATGGAATCCATATCTAAGTGGATATACAAGAACGAGAAGAAGACCAAGGAATCCAACCAGCCTTTCTCCGTGGAGAGCCTTATAAACAAGTCCTACATCGTCGGAAAGGTGGAGATGGAATCCATTATCGAGATATACAACAACTATAAAATAAATAATAACCTGTCGTGAGCAAAGAACTAGAGCTAAGCGGCAAGACCCCGCTAACGAAAAGAGAGATTGAGGCTTTATCCATAGACCTTTTGAACCCGGTACTGGAAGGAGAGGTAGATCCCGTATCACACGTCGTCAAGCTAAAGGCGATGCAAGAGACCATCAAGAGGACGCTGGACGATGACCGGATGAAAGACGCTGTCCTTTCCGAGATCGATAAATACGGGAAGGAGCGCTCTTGGAACGGGGCCACGGTCAAGATAAAAGAGGTAGGCGTATCCTACGACCACTCCAATTGCAATGACCCGGTCTACGCTAGGCTGATCGAGGAAAGGATGCTTCTCGATGCCAAGATAAAAGAACGGGAGGCGTTCCTGAAGACGGTGCCGGATAATACCACGGTCATTGATGACGAGACCGGGGAGATATACACGATCCATCCGGCGATAAGGATGGCTAAGATGTCATATTCTATAACATTCAACAAAAAATAATCCACGCATGCCGTGGCTACGGGACGGTGGTTATCCCTGCCGTAGCGAATAACCGACCGCCCCGCTTATAAATCTAAAATTTAAAATCATAAACATTATGGCAAATTTATACGGCTCAATCTGCTTGAGCGACATACCGAAGGAGTTGATGAAAAAAGTAATGACGGCCAAGGGAGAGAAGATCTTCCTCAATATCTCGATCGGGGAGAAAAAAGAGCCTGTCACGTTCGACAACCGCACCTATACGCATTATGTGTCTTGCGCCCCAAGGAAAGAGGAGCGAAAGGAAGGCGTTTATTATGGCATAGGTGACTTGATGGAATCCACGTTCAAGAGCAATATCCCCTCACCGGAGGATATCAACAACGCCCCATCGGTTGGAGAAGACGATGGATTGCCGTTCTGACCATGGAGCTATACTTGCTCAACACCGCCAGCGGATTGAGGCCATGCTATGATTCCGACTATGACGAGAAGAAAAAGCTCAAGCTAGGCAAGATCTACAAGGCCAAGATAACGCTGGCACGGAACATAGATTTCCATAGGAAGTATTTCGCCTTGATAAATTGCGCATGGTCTTACCAGAACGAGAAGACCACGGCGCATTTCAAGGAGAGCGTGGAGTGCTTCCGGAAGACTGTAGAGATCGCCGCCGGGCATTGCGATACGGCCTATAGCATATCACGTAAGGAATGGATAGAGATCCCGAAGTCGATAGCCTTCGACAAGATGGACGAGGCCGAGTTCATGGATCACTACGAACGTGTGAAGGACGTGCTTTTCTCGGTATTCCTTCGGGGTATATCAGAATACGATTTCATGAGAAACCTATCGAATTTTTAGTCACGTGAGGCATACCAACATTATTATTACCGCTTCTTATGGCAGCGTCAGATACAAGGATGCGGCCAGACTCCTTAAAAAGGAGGTCAAGAAGCTGGAAACCTATAAGAGAAATGAAAGATCTTAAATACTGCCTCAATGAGGCTTGCTCTAAAAGACACTGCCTTTGCCATCAACGGCAAAAGCATTGGACAGCCCCGTCTAAAAAAGAAGGGGAAACTGTAAGACCGACTCCGGTCTTATTTAATGGGAACACCCCTTGTAAGGGGTATATCCCACAATACGAAAGAAAGAAATATGATATTAATTATTAATAAGTTATGACAAATTGGTTTGAGTGCAAGGTCTCTTACGAGAAAATGCTGGAAAATGGCACGCAGAAAAAAGTAACCGAGCCTTACTTGGTAGACGCCCTGTCTTTTACGGAGGCGGAAGCTCGCATCATCGAGGAGATCCGCCCCTTCATCACGGGTGAATTCACGGTAACAGACATCAAACGAGCTCGTTTATCCGAATTATTCTTCAACGAGAATGGTGATCGGTTCTATAAGATCAAGGTTTATTTTATCACGTTGGACGAGAAGAGCGGAGCGGAAAAGAAAACCGCCGCACAAATGCTTGCCCAAGCCTCTAGTCTAAAAGAGGCCATAACCGTGCTAGAAGAAGGCATGAAGGGGACAATGGCGGATTACACCATAGCCTCTGTCACGGAGACAATGATCATGGACGTATTCCCGTTCAACGCGGATGTCAATAAGAGAGTTGTAGATATCGATAAAAAAGAGATAGAGAAATCATTGTCCGACACCTCTAAATCAATAGAGGATAAGATGAGAGAGTGCAAGGATATCATAACCCGTGATCCCAAGGAAGGGGACGGAGATCTCATTACGAGAACGCAATCCTTCATCAGGCAAAAGGCCGGGCATGACAAGAGCAAGTTCAAGGAGGCCGCAATAGAGATCGCCTTGCTCCAGAAATCACCAGCTTCCCAAGTATGGTTCATGGGATGTGGACAACTCTTAATTGAAGAGCTAGAGGTTTGATATTGATATTAGTGTGTTTTTCATGGTATTAGATTTAGTTTAGTAATGATTATCCCCGCCGCCCGTGAGGATATGCGGGGATTTCGGGCGGTAAGTATTCCGGGATGAAACGTTACGGAGTGCGCATGACGTAAAGAGGCCGGTTCGATCCCGGCACCGTCCACGAATAACAAACTATAATTATGGAAACAATACAGAATTTAGATCACTTGACAATGGCCATGTACCTTATCACCGCGATACTAGGACTTATAGCAGTGATCTTGGCAGGATTCTTATTAATAAACGAAAAAAGAAAACATCCATGGGAAAAGTAAAGAACATAACCTCTTTAAAGAACAGACTAGACCGTATATTCTCCGTATTTATAAGAATAAGGGATGCTGACAACAACGGTTATTGCCGTTGCATAAGCTGTGGGAAGATCGTGCATTGGAAAGAGGCAGATTGCGGACATTTCGTCAACCGGTCACATATGGGTACCAGATACAGCGAGAGAAACTGCAACGCTCAATGCAGGTCTTGCAACCGTTTCGACGAGGGCAACAACATCGGTTATGCCAAGGGCTTGATAAATAAGTATGGCATAAAAGTAATTAACGAGCTTGAGGTGAAAAAGCACTCTATCTCTAAACTCTCGGCATTCGATTACCAATTGATGATCGAAGATTACAAGAAACGCATAAAGGATTTGAGAGATCAGAAAGGCATAAAGGATTGAAATGGCTAAGAAGAAAGACGAGCAAGAAAAGGTGAAATGTGGCGATTGCGCCAACGGACATCCTCACAAGGGGCTATGCGTTTGGTGCATCATACATGATGCAGGACGGGTAGCTAACTCCACGAGATTTTGTAACACTTTTAAAAAGAGAAGATAATATGGAACAAGAGAAATTTGATTTATGGTGCGTGGTCGAGTTATTCGGCCATTCAAGGATAGCGGGAAGATGTACGGAACAGAACGTGGCCGGTACCAATATGCTTCGGGTAGACGTTCCAGATACAAGTAACCAGCCCGGTTTCACCCGCTTTCTCTCATCGGGGGCCATATACGCTATAAATCCTGTCTCCGAGGAAGTAGCAAGGCAAATGGCGGAGAACCTGCAAATACAACCTGTAAACATATGGGATGTAAACCACCTTGTAGACCAGAAACTAAAGTCCTTGCAGAGCGGAGAGTCTCCGGATTTTGATTTTTAATATATGGATAAGGGTTTCATTATGCTCTCTCGTAAGTTTTTTTCTAATGAAATGTGGGAAGCAGCCCGGACATTCTCGGAGTGCGAAGCGTGGCTTGATCTAATACAATCGGCACGATTTGAGGCAACCGACACGATTGAATGTATCGGAGGTAGAGAAATAACATATGGGAGAGGACAATATCCGGCTTCAAACCGTTTCCTCGCTGGTAAATGGAAATGGGGAGAACAAAAAGTCAAGACATTTCTTGCCAAGTTAAAACGGAAAGGAATGATAACTACGGATAAAAGCCAAGGGATGAATGTCATAACTCTTGTTAAATACAACGAATACAATGGTAATATCCCAACAAGCAACCCACAAAGCAACCCAGTAAACAACCTTTCAATAAACGACTTAGAGAGTTTGATAACTCAATTGATATCCCATAGAACAACCCAGTGCCAACCCAGCGATAACCCAAATAATAATAAAGATAATACTTTAAGAGAGAGTCTTAATACGCATGAGACGCTTTTCGAGAATTTCAAGAATGAGTTATTGGGGGACGAGGAATGGCGCAGATACGCTTGCCAGATATCGGGATTGAGCGTCGCTTTCAATGACCTCATTCCCGGCGAGCTGGATAACTTCCTAGCTTGGATGGTATCCACCGGGGAAGGCGATACGCTAAAAACGATAGATGACGTGAAGAGACGATTCACCTATTGGTGGCAGGGAACAGGACTAAGGGCTTATAATCAAAGAAATGGAGGAACAAGAAAAGAAACTTTCGGAGGCTATACAAGCCATGCGGAGGCCTACGGAAAAAGAGAGGCTCCAGCAAAAACAGGTGTTCAACCTAGTGAAGAAGCACGCAAGGACTATACAGAACGTTTCTAGGTACGATCTCTCGGACGATACGGAGTACATCAGCCACGCCCGGATGATAAAGGCGCTAGGTTGTAATTACCTAGGGATCGAGAGGCGGCAATTCGAGACAGACAGGGGGAATGACAAGGTTTTGAGATTCCTGTTGTATTATTTCAACGATTGCCCGTTGGCCGAATCCGTATTCCCGGAGGAGAACTATAAGCTGCACAAGAACCTCCTTATCGTGGGAGATCCGGGAACGGGCAAAACGCTCATGATGCAGATATTCGCCGATTATCTGAAATTGACGGATAACCCCAAACGCTTCGTGAACCTATCCGTGACCCAGATGATGAACTATTACAAGATCCATGGTCACATAGACAGGTTCACGTACAACGAGGAGGCCGGGAAAGGGAGCATGGAAGGGAACCCGTTCGATATCTGCCTTAACGATATCGGTCTTGAGACGGAGAACCAGAAAAGCTACGGCACCAGCCTTGACAGCGTAATAAACGAGTTCCTATATGCGAGGTACGAGATATACCAGTCCCATCAGAAGAAGTATCATATCACTTCCAACCTATCCGTCACGGATTTCAAGAATCGCTTCGGAGCTAGGCTGGTAGACAGGTTCAAAAGTTTTAACGTGATAGTCCTAAACGGAGAAAGCAGGAGAAGATAACATGGAAATAACAGAGAGATTGAGAAACACCCCTATCGGTTTGATCGTGTTGGTAGGAGACATGAAAATTGTCGTGGAAAAATACAGCCCGTACTACAACGGGCAGAACAAGATCCCGTGCAGGGGATGCGTCTTCCGGGACGAGGGTGCGAGATTTTGCGAGTACAGCAAGGCTTGCATGGCCCATCTGAGGCCGGACCATGAAAGCGTAGTTTTTGCTAAAACGAGAGAGACATGACACATGGATCATTATTTTCTGGCGTGGGCGGATTTGACCTTGCCGCCGAATGGATGGGATGGGAGAACCTGTTCCATTGCGAGATTAACGAGTGGTGCCAAAAGGTACTGAGATTTCATTTTCCAAAAAGCATTCAATATGACGATATTACAAGAACTGATTTCACTCCGTGGAGAGGGAAGGTTGACATACTCACAGGAGGGTTTCCTTGCCAGCCATTTTCAACGGCAGGAAAGCGAAGGGGAGCGGAAGATGACCGTTACCTCTGGCCGGAAATGCTTCGGGCTATACGAGAGATACGACCCACTTGGGTCATTGGTGAGAACGTTGCTGGAATCACCAGCATGGTACAACCCGGCAGTGAGGTTACGGTGGAAAGTCTAGCCTCTCTTTTCGACAAGGCTGACAAGGAAACGATACTCGAGCAAGAATATGTTATCGAGACCGTATGCCGAGATCTTGAGCGTGAGGGATATTCCGTCCAGCCGATTCTTATTCCAGCTTGCGGTGTCGGAGCGCCGCACAAGAGGGACAGGGTATGGTTTATTGCCCACTCCGAGGGCGATGGAGATCGTGGAGCATCCCATGAAGGCGGCGGAACGACTCAAGGATCGTACGGGAAAGAAATTGAACAATCTTTCATCGGGAGCGGCATTTGGACTACTTCCCACCCCAACTGCTCAAGAGGGCTTCAATTCGGGGAAAGGAGAGATATTCGTGACAAGGAACAATACGATCCGGATAAGGAACCAGAACGGCACGAGCAGCCGTCTAGGTTTGGAGGGAGCGGTGAAGCATATGTTATATCCGACACCGACAGCCCAAGATTTCAAGCGAAGGGGACCGAACAGCAAACAACAGGGATTACCGGAGGCGGCCTACAAAAAGATGCTACCGACACCTACGGAGAGAAGCTACAAACATGGCTCAAAAATAACGGACGGGAGATCGAGGAGGAAAATATCGCAAGGCTGGACAATGGAGTTGAACGATCTTGCTGTATCAGGGCTTTTGCCGAATCCGACAAGAAGAGACGATGCCTTATGCAATATACCAGTAATGATTGGCCAGCATTGTCAGCAAAACGATGGAAAGACTTCCCAACTCAACCCCCTGTTTGTAGAAGATATGATGGGTTACCCTTTGATGTGGACTACCTTGCCATTCCTTTCACAAAATGGAGACAAGAATCCATAAAAGCCTACGGAAACGCCATCGTCCCACAAGTAGCATTTGAGATATTCAAGGCGATAGAAACATCAACCTTTCATCATAGTTGAAAACTGCATTCATCTATGATGAGAGCAAAGAAAGAATATAAAATTACATGAGAACACCAATCACATATTATGGAGGCAAGCAAAACTTGTCCGAACGCATTGTATCAATGATGCCTAGGCATAAGATATATTGCGAGCCATTCTTTGGAGGAGGAGCGGTATTTTTCGCGAAGCCTAAAGCAGGCATAGAAGTGATCAATGACAAGAACGACTTGTTGATAAACTTTTTCAAGGTCTGCCAGTCCGCATCCAAATTTAAGGAGTTACGTGAGAGAATCCGGTTATCGCTACACTCCGAGTCTGACTACATTAGGGCTAGGAACATTTATCGAGGACGATCTGAGGTCTCGGATGTAGACAAGGCTTGGGCCGTATGGATCATGGCAAATGAGTGCCATTCTGGTAGCTTGTATGGAGGATGGAAATTCTGTAACGGTACCGCCGGGACACACTTCGGGAAGGTTTTCAGGAATAAGCGTGAGGAGTTCAACGATAAATTGTACGATCGCCTATCAGAGGTGCAGATTTCCTGTAGGGACGCATTGAAAGTTATCAAGAACAGGGATAGCGTTGATACGTTATTTTACCTTGATCCTCCTTATCCCGGGGCGGTTCAAGGTCATTATTATGGTTATGGGGAGAATGACCTTGCGGATCTGCTAGATCTTTTGTCTCGGATCAATGGTAAATTCATTCTCAGCAATTACTGGACTGACACCTTACGCTCCTTTGTCAATGAAAACAAATGGAACCATAAGGAAGTAAAAGTCACCACTCATACGGTCGTTCACTCTCGGATAAGGGAGAGTACGGAGGTTTTGGTTTACAATTACGAGATTGAGAAAACATTGTTTTGATATGAAAGCGAAAATAAGAAAGACTGGGGAGATCGTTGATGTTATCGCCTTCAAATCTTCCGAAGCCTGTCCTGAAAAGGATTGGGTGCGCTATGTGGATTCCGAGGGGCTTGATCTCATACAGGAACTCAACGCTCTAGAGGATCTAGAGGTTATAGATAAGACGGAGGATAAAGCCGTTGATTGGGAACAACGCAGATATGAGATTGCAAAAGAAATGATGGCAGCGTTTCTTAGTAATTCAAGCAGAGAAGTCTATGAAGGCACTTTTAAAACACAAGCAGAATATGCCGTAGCTTTTGCCGATGAACTCATAGCTAAATTGAAAGAAGGAGGTGAATCATGAGAAATAAAGAACTAATAGCTCTATTACAAGAGCAAGACCCGGAAGCGGAGGTAATGATCCGCACGTCGGATAAGGAATATTACTACGATTTAGTGGACGTGTTCACGGATAAGGATGGGGATGTTATATTACAGGAGGGATAAGATGATGAGAATAAGCGATGAATGGTGCTGTATGAATTGTGCGCTCAGGAACGAGTGCCTACACGGTAAGAATTCGTACAACCTATTGGACTATTGTGATAGTTATATCGATGAAGATGACACAAACGATTCCTATACAAGGGAAGATTTGGAGGACTGGTAACCATGAACAAAGATATTGCACTATGCGGTAGTTATCCAAGCTAGGTAACCATCCCCTCCGAGAAAAGGTTTTAAATGTAAGGAATATTTTAACAATCAATGATTATATGAGTTGGGGAATGAACGTCAGGCAAACCAATGATAACGGAGAGAACACCGTTATTGAGGTCTGGTTCCATGATAATTTTATAGCCTTTCATTATCATGGATGGATAGACAAAAAGCAAAGGAAGATAGCGGAGAAATGTACACGTCACCGTTATATATGGGGTAAGTACTATGTCGCAATGGAGACAATACTACCCTTCTATGCGGTGAGAAAGTTTTTAATGACACCGAAATGCTGGGTTAACTTTATTAAGTGGTTTTATAGGGCTTGGAAATACAATAGGAGGATAAAGTATGTTGACTAAAAGTATGATTTCAGATGGTTTGCTGCAATACTACAATTGGCAAACCGATTACTGTCTTTTTACAAACACCGATTCCATGGATGACTTTTTAGAAAACGAATTGCCAGATGATTATGAAGTCATAGAACGAGATCGCAATCAATGTATAGTCGATATGGACGGAGATAAGTACGAGATAACTGCGTATGGAGATGGTGATTTTTCCCATCATGTAGCATCTATTTATAAATTAAGTTAGGAATAAAGATGAACACACAAATATGCACGAATAAAAAACAATCATTCCGGCTATTAGAGGCCGGGGTGAGACCGGAGACGGCGGACTGTTACCTGCAACGCATAACAGAAACCGATGATTGGTCAAACAATAACGTATCAAGTCAGATAATAGAATCATGGATGGACAACTCCGGCCTATTATGTGTGGATGGTTGTTATCCGGCTTGGTCTCTATCCTATCTAATCGGGATGATGCCCGATCAAATAGAATATGAGGGATATAACTATTACCTATTCATACTTCCACGAGATAAAGAATTTACGATAAAGTATTCCGCAGGAAGTAACCTTGCCCAGTCATATTGCAGAGAGAACCTTTTTGGCGCTATCATTGATATGACTGAATGGCTTATCAGAGAAGGGCACTTGAATAAGAAATTCCTAACAGATAAATAAATATGAGCAAGATTGATATGAGACAGACAGTAGAAGAAGCGGCAAAGGATTACGCCATAAGAAAAACGAGTTTTCGCAAGAATGTTCTCAAAGAAGTGGATGCGGATGACTATGTGCTTCGCAAAGATAATTGTCGTGAGGACTTCAAAGCAGGTGCCGAATGGCAGGCAAAGCAATCACCGTGGGTAAGCGTGAAGGAACGTCTACCGGAAAATCAAGACATAGTCTTGGTTAGAGGTGAGTACGGGGGCAAAGCCACCGCTTATCTACATGGCAAGGATAGTGGCTTTATCATTTACGGGGAGGACGCTTATAAGGTATTCGGGGAGGTTACCCATTGGTGCCATATTCCCGATCTTGGGGAATAGTATTAACCGAGCCTTCATGGAAAGGCTCATAATTAAAAAAATATATGAAAGCTAGAGAATTAGAAAAAAACTCACCATCGTTAGATCTGATATATAATGCTATAAAAGAAGCGAATAAACGAAACGAGTATAAAATATTTTTCCCGCATTGGGTATACTTCTCCGATGAGTGCAAACTTGAACTCATGAGACAAGGATTCAAGCTCTATCAAGGAGAATGGCACCGAGGGGATTATGGATTAATAATAGAATGGTAACAAATAATAATAAATCATGGAAGAAAACATCAAAGAGAAATCGATCAAACTAGCTATAGAGGCTATGAGACCACTACCGGTAAACTCTTTCGCCGGATATTGCAGCGTAGGCGATGATCGGTCTCCGGAAGAGAAGCATAAAGATGACATGAGGTACTGCAAGGAGTTCAATGAGCTCCAATAAGAAATGCTGATAGGACTAGCCAATAAAATAAAAGATTTTTTATCAAGTTCAAAACAAATGGAAACAGGACAAAAACAAATGCCTCCGTTAGGGGTAATGCCAAAGGATATTTATTATAAAAATGTTCATAGGGCTAGATTTCATGAATTATGTGGGGCTGTATCGCGTTATTACAATGCTGGTTTTCCAATAAAACTTGAATGGATAGAGGAGTATAACGAATTATTAGGAAAGATATAAAACAAATGTCAGAACAAGTCTTAACTATTACATTTTACTTAAACTATGCCGGGGGTGATTCCCCTGCCAACGGCGTATAGGCCGGAGAATAATAAGCGATATTGGGCTATAACAGGCACATCAAGTGCCGTATCCGGGCCATCACCTCATAGAAGTTGACAGGCTCGAAATCCAAGGAATCCGTGAGGCGGTCTATCTCCCGTCTTGCGGATTCCTTTTTCTTTTTATCTTCTTTTTTCTTTCCCATAACTCATCGTTTATATCGTTCCTGTGACGATGGCAATCGCAGATGAACATCCTTATCTCATCGGACATCAAGGCTCCTATATCGCCAGCCAAGTAAGCGATAGGCTCCCCTCCGATCTCCATATCCAAGGCCAAGGACATATGATCCGTCAAATGGCGGCACTCATGGAACAGGGAATTGGCGAACTCCCTATAGGACGAGGTCCGGCCTATCACCATGACGGATTCCCTTCGCCGGTAGCTGGAATAAGTAAGTCCCACGTCCAGATTGCACGACCCCATATTGCCATAAGCCTCCCGTATCTTGCTTTCCGGGCAACCGACCCTCCTCAATAGGGCTATGATATCGGATGCCCTCGAACAGGTGACGTTATACAGCACGTGGATCACCCAATCGTATCTCTTGATATGGTAATCCCGTCGTATCATCTCCTTACCGTCTTGAACTCCCGCTCTATCCTCCTCCTTTGTTGCCGGGTGAGATTGGTTGCCTTGAGATTGCCCACCACCTCGGATACCTTGTCAAAATCCTTATCCGGCATACTCGCCAGCACGTCCTTGGGGGACTCTCCCTTCAAGATCCTCAGTATGTAGCCCCAGCCTCCCATCACATCATCTCCTCCCAGATTATAGGCGTGCCGGACCCGATGCAATCAGCGTAGAACCGGGTGAACACTATCCCGTCGTAAGCGTCCGGATCGTCGCAGACGTTCTTGACATAAAGAGCGGCGTACTGCTCGTTAGGCACGGAGGAGCCAAGGTAATCGGCCTTGCACATGTTGGCGGCGTAAACATAATCGTATCCACCCTTTTTCTTCACGTCAACGCTATACTTCTTCAGCATCTCATCCACCTGCTCCTTAGTGAAAGGGGTTATCTTGACCTTCTTCCCGTTTCCGTCCTCCTTCTCCATCATGGATACGGCCCAATCGCACATGGCCTTGGAGAAATGCCAGCCATACGCCTTCAGGTAGGATCGCATGCCGGAAGGGAAATCATCATACATATCTAGTCTCATATTCCTCTGTTTTTTAGGAGGGGGAAACCGGTCCCCCCTCATGGTTATCTACGATATCGTCTCGAGTAGCGTCCGGTGCCCGGTACCCCACGGCGATTGCCATAGCCTCCCCCGGATGATCCACGACCGCCGCCACGGTTGCCGTAGCCGCCACGCTCCCACATCTCACGGAACTCGTCGTCGTCCTCGAACTCATCGTCTTCGTCTTCCTCCATACGGTTGCCATAGCCTTCCATGGCCTTCCGCTTTCCTTCCTTACAGCCAAGCTTATAGGCCTCCTTCGCCAGTTCCAACATATCCTCGTCTTCCATGGCGTCGAATTCCTCGATCAGCTCCTTCAGTTTTCTGCTATATGTTCCCATATTATCCTGATTTTTTATTGTTATTACCTTGTTTATCAAAAAGAATCTGCTTAATTTCCTCGATACCGCCACCAAACAATCTTTTCATCTCCGCAATCTCGCTCTCAAGATTGGCAATCTTATCCTCCTGCTCTTTCTCCTTCTTGAACTGGGGATTGAGTTGGGTAAGCATAAGCTCGCAATTATCTATGATGGACTTATGGGCCTCTATGCTATCCAATACCTGTCGGCTATTCTGCAACATGGAGCTTATCTCTTGGTTCATCATGGCCAGATCGCACGCCAATACCAGTTTCTCGCCGTTGTCAGGCTTATAGTCCGCTATGGACTTATCGGCCGGTACGGAAGATAGTTTAACCATGTCGTCGCCTACCTTGACCGTTAGATCGATAACCATCTCCGGTTGCAAGGGAGGGTAGCCCGTATTGAAATTTTGCGGTTTAGGTCTCAGGTTTTTAGTTTCCACCACGCTACCTACCTCGCAGAAAGGCTTGTCTGTCTTATGAAGGATAAAATATTGGTTGCCTTCTCTTAGTTCCTTAAATGTCATTTTCTTCTTGATTTAAAGAGAACCGGGTATTATCCCGGGTTCTCGTTATTTATTTCTCGTTACGTTCGCCTCCGCTCTGGTATCGCCCACTTGGGCGGACGGAGTAGGATTGCTTGATGCCTTAACCCCTAGAAGACGGAATATCCCCTGAGGCTTATTGAACCAAACAATATGCTCTGTATAACCTCCTAACATAGGCGATCCGTTAGCGGAGTCCACAGGGACGTTAACGTCATTCCCTGTCACCTGTACGTTATGGTGGTCAACAACCGGAATCCGGCTAGTACCCGCCTGAACGCCTTGTGACGGGACTGTCGTGGCGTATCCGTTGGGAACTATAACGTTCACGGGATAAGAAGCCTCCGTGGTCGTAACCGGATGTCTAACTCTCCAGATCAATACCCCAACATCTGGGAGGGCGCACCATACGAACGGATTGAGTCCGAAATCGATCCTTGGTTCCTCTCCATCGGGGGTGGATACGGCCTTGCCCGTCGTTGACACGACATAGATGCCGTTCTGGTCAACCCTCGGGACGCAAGTCCTTACGTTTAATCTCGCTGTCATGACAGGGCCTCCTTATACTAAGCCTCCATTATACGCGCATCCGCATCCCTCACGGGTCACTTGTACCTGCATCGGGTTGCAACAGTTGGGGTTCGGGACGAAATAGGCCGGTATCGGACATGGAGCCTTTAGCTGGGACACGATGTTGGCGGTCTGTGCGGCCTGAGAGATTCCAAGCTCTAGGGCTGACTTCTCTTGACGCAACGTGTCAATCTTGTTTTGCATCTCTCTCATCTCCAACTGGCAGAACTTGTCGTTGATGATCTGGGTTTGAGCGTCAATCTTGGCTCCAAGGATATTAAACTGCGTATTGGCGTTACCGGACAAGGTGTTCGTCTGATTGACAATGGCCAATTGATTCTCATAACCTTGCGTAGTGATAGCGTTACGAACGTCGCAGCAGCAAGAGGCGATCTGGCTCAACAATTGGTTGTTACCGGATTGAACGGCGTTAATGATTTGCTGAGAGGATAAGCCTACTTGGTTACCCACGCTCTGGATCTGTCCTTGGATCTGGCAGATAGCGTTTTGTAATTGCTGGGTAGAGCAATTCAAGGAAGATGACAATTGGCTGATAGCCGTTCCGTTTCCTTGGATAGCGTTCATCAACAATTCACGACCAGCGTCATTGTTCAATTGAGCCGGTAATCCGTTAGCCCCGTTGTTGCCGAAGCCGTTGCCACCCCAGCCTCCCCATACGAAGAACAGGAGGATGATCCAGATCCACCAGCAACCACCACCGCCCCAAGCGTCTTGATTGCCCTTATTGTTCATCAAAGCCGCTACCAAATTGGGGTCCAATGATTTTCCACCACCGCCCATCAAGCTCGGGAGAAAGGCCATGATGTCAAACTTACTTCCACCGGAATTGCCTCCTTCGGGAGTACCGATAAAATAATTTCTATCCATTATCTTTAATTTTTGTCGTTAATCCGGCACCATTACCGGACACGACAAAAATCATGAGAAGGGCTTTGCTAAATAAATATCTCCTTGCTAGCTTGTTGCGAGGTTGTTGCTAGTTCTTTGCGGAAGGGGATGAGACAAAAAAGCGCCGCCAATTTGTATTGACGACGCTTTTACCTTTTAAGGGAGGCTTTATAATGATATGGAAAGGAGCTCTTCTCCTAATTTATGCAAGGCTTTTTCCAATTTTAAGCTTTGTTCGGGTCTAGGATTTCTCCCTCCAGAAGCATAATGCCATAGTTGTTTTTGATTTATCCCTGTAATACGTTCTAAACCAGCCTTTGAAAATATGCCAGAATAAAACTCCAACAATGACCGTACATCCATTTTAAACACCAACTCGTAATCACCTTGCAACTCTTCCGGAATATCACAGCCTAGCTCCTCACATTCCGAAACAAAGGTATCAATAGATTCTATCATACCCATTTTTATCTCATCAATAGTTTTACCGGTAGCTATTATACCATCCAAACCATCAATATAAGCCGAGTAATTATTGTCGGCCCGTTCAATGATAACTCTTAGTGTGTGCATACATTTTTGTCTTTTTTTCTTCTTATGTTTTTCATGTATTAATTCAAAAGTTTTCTGGAGGCGGCATCAGCAGGACTATTTAAGTCCTGCCTCCCTTAAAACGGAATTCAACGTCCCTTCCTTTAGATCATCGTTGAGATTACCCGGAATTACTATGGGTCTTCTGGCTCCTTTCCTATAGTAAATCCTATGATCTCCACGCATCCGGACAAAACGCCATCCGTTTTCTTCAAGTAAGGATATAACATCCTTGACTCTCATTACCATTTGGCCTCCTTTCTTTTTTAATTATAAAAAAAGATAACAAACAACGAAGGTTTGATAGGGGCAAAGGTAACTATAATTCTACTATCTCCAAACAAAACGATAACTATTTTTCCACTATTTCGTATATACAACTATTTTAAGATCAAAAAAGTTCACGAATATAGAGGATTTTCTATAGCTAATTTTTCCTTCACGCTTTCTAATACTCCTCTCAGGAAATAACTCCTCCTTATCCTGTCCGGGTACAAGTTACGCATCCGGTTGACGGCTTGCCTCGTCATTCCAGTCAGATCGGATATGATATTGTCGCTCAACTTGCGATCGGTCAGTATGGTTATAGCCACTCCCCTAGCGTCAACGTTCTTCTCCTTGTTGTTGCTAAACATCATTACCGGATCGGTTCCGCACTCCTTGCAGACTGCCTCTATCACTTTTTTGTAAAAAATTTCCACCTTATTCATAAACTTTTTATTTCGTGTTTTGTTTTACTATCAAAGCCGGGCACAAAAAATGCACGGCAGAAAGACTTGTAAGAATCTTCCCGTCGTGCGTGGCATGAAAAAATAATCAAACTTCCGATCCGATTATTTAGGGAAGATTCTTTTTTCTTTATCTTCCCTTTCCGGTTCGTTCTCACGAAGTCACCATCAAACTAATATTAAATTAATCATGAACAAAAAAACGTCAGCCCTTGTTATTCATATAACGCATTCATTCTATTATCAGAGGTTTCTCGGGCGTGAGCCATGGAAGCCTCACCAAATTCTATAAAACCCACCTATCCCGACATAGGGTGACAAGCCATTCTTTCCGATCCCATAACCCGCTATAACCCCTATTCCCCATCTACGGGGAGAGATCGTCTTGGTTATATACTCAGTCCTTCTATAAACCTCGATGTAATCAAGATTTGGCTTATAGCCGGATATTGACAGCCGGTAATCATCCGTCTTGTACTCCTTGCTGGTTATCGGCACCGGGACATATATAGGTTCCTTGACCGTATCGCCATCCAATGTAATATAGATAGGGAACGGCTCCGGTATCGTCTGCACCAATGTCTCGTAAACAGGATACGGGATACTGTCACGGATCGTGTCGGTTATTAATACGGTATCGGATTTAGACACGACTTTATCAGTCACATCCCCCCGGATATGGTAGCCAGCAGTGAAACTGGCTACCAAGCACACTAGTATTAATATAACCTGCCATGCTCTCATAACAGATTCCACCCCGCAATAACATCCGACATATCAGCCTCCCTACCATTCTCCACCTTGCTCATCCCGCCCACGATCCGGATCATCTGCTCACGATCGTTGATGTTGATAGGATCATCAGCCGGGATACCGGCGTAATCTGATACAAACTGGATATACTTTTCGGTATGGTTCTCCTCCGGAGGCGCCCATCTTCCTATCATCTTGCGAATCGTGTCCAGTTTGTAGTTCTTGTAATAATTTGACAAGATCCGGAACATGGCCCTGTACCCATACGCCATCGTATTGAATTGCTTGAATGATACGTCCTTGCTCGGACGTATCTCACCTTGGAACAAGTCTCCGTTGATCCGGATGTTTCCGGGGTTGCAGTTTCGCAACCCTCTAGGTAATTTTTTCTCTGCCATTGTTATTTGATTTTATTCGTATATTTGTGACGCTTTGTTAACCTTGCTATCCTCCCTTGCGAAAGACAGGAAGCTAAAATTTATCCGGCTCCCCTATCCTTTTGGATCTGGGGAGCCTTCTTTATCGCAATCTTTATCCTCCTTATCCTCACTATTTATATTGTTCTCGATAGGAGGATTCCTATTGGTACATTTCAAATCTCTGCATTTAAGTACTTTGTATACCGCTATCTGGGTTGTAAGACGGTTATTCTCGTCACGAAAATGTCCCTGATCGTCGTATAGTTTATCTATAAGATTGCTCAAACCTTTCTTTTCCTCCTGACTTTTGATATACAATTCCTTCCATTGCTCACTCGCTTTCGTCTCATTCTCCAACTCGGCCGATTTCCTCTTTTGCGGAAACATCAGCACTGCTCCAAGACCACCTCCTCCAACAAAGGTTAATACGGCGGTTAACATCATCGTCCAATCCATTCTTCCGATCCTTTTTTTTAATTAGTTAAACAACCACTATGCTCTCATCCTCTCTCGCCGCCTCCCACTCGGCGAAATCGCTATCCACACGGTCTTTCAACGCCTTCCTTTCGTTAAGGAACGTCTTATAAGACTCCACGTATGACAAGTCCAGTATGCCCAGCTGGGCGGCGTTGTAGTCGTTCAGCTTCTTTTGCTCCACGTCCTTGTCCCAAAGGGCGTTTATGCAGGCCTCAAGCAGCTTATTCGCTGATAAGGTAGGCCATACCCTGACCTCGTTGTAACTATAGGAGATCACAGGGGCCATATCGTCACCCATCTCCCTTGTCTCCTCTCTAACGTCCCACCGGTAAATGTAGGATCCGTCACCGTCCTTTTCTATAGTGATCGGTATAGTGTCGCTATATGTTCTTTTCATGTCTTGTTATTTAATCGTTATACAAAAAATTCCCGACGTGATACGTGCGGCTACGCCGACGTTTTACGATATTCGGGGAAAAAGCAAAGGCGCGAACCAAAGTATTTAGCCGCAGCGGAAGACGCATCATGCGTATTTATGTAAGCAAGGCCCGAATTCTGCCCAATGTCCGCAGAACCGCCAATCAGTAACACCTGTATGCGGTTTGCTGATGTATAGGTGTAATAGTAGTCACACCAGTAGGTAGAGGAGCTACCGCCGACCTCCGTGGCCACTATATCGCCATCTTCTCCAAGCAACATCTTCTTGGCATAACCATCTGTACGGCAGATATTGCCTTTCTTGTCATAACCGGTGTAAGAGGTGTCGCTGAAATTCGATGGGTCATCGGTAGTCCATAATATGGATAATCCCGCATCGCCCGTGGTGACCTGTATATTGGCCCCGTCAGTGTATTTCCATATGTGTCCGAACGGATTCTCTATGCCACGATACCTGTTAGCCATCAACGTGGCGTGAGTACCGCCGGAAGCGTTCTTCACCACATATGCCTTCTCTCCCGAGCCGTTCCTGAACTCGCTGGTATAGCCGCATGGGATAAGGGGGTTGGCGTTGTTGAAGTTAGTCCAATCCGTCATTTGCGTCGGTCCCGGACCTAAGCCGCCTTGTGCGAAACCGTTAGCGTCCTTCTGGGCGTTGAAAGGCTTCTGGCTGTCCAGCGTGGCGTACTCGACGGCGAATAGCCAGAACAGGGTCTTGTGGGCGTTATAGGTATACATCTCCCATCCGCTGCCTCTTTTCCTTGCGGCTTGCCGGAATTGGTCTCGGGTGAGGTTGGTGACGGGGCGGCCTAGCAAGGAACGATAGGTGCCGTCCCATTCAGCGGTGTTGTCGCCGCCGCGGACACTAGAATCAGTAGAATTAACACCTTTAGAACTAAACAAAGTCGAATTATTACGATAAATTCTAGCCTCCATAGTAGATATGTAAAATTTATCTATGTGGTTATATCCGGGTAAAGGTATTGCAGAGAACATCGCTTTAAACTTAGTACCATTTGTATATAATTTAAACCAATGTTCAGGGATCTCAACCATAGCCGATTGTGTTAGAATATCATCAACTGCCTCGTCATTGTATCTCACAATACCTCCATTATTATCAATAATACAGCGTATCATCCCGCTCTGCACCGGCAACTCCCGATGTAGTTGCATATTACCCACACGCTTCCCGTCCGGGCTTGACGATGCCATGTCCCACTCTACACCGTAGGCGTACCGCTCCTCTATATCCGGGATGTCCTCCCAAGCGGGGGTCCACTCGGTGGAGATGTCGCCGTACTCGAGCTTGATCTTGTGGATGGTGGAGGTAGACGGATTTACATCTGTTCCTTCCACATATATTTTTAAATAAGTATTAGCCGAGATATTACCCCCATACTTTGTCATCCATTTAAAGGTAGCGCTTGATTTACCGTCAACAAAATCTTTAAGATTAGCCATAGACCCAACCGAACCACTTGAGTTATATACCGTAAAATAAACGGCATTTTCACCCAGTTCTCCCCAAATAGTCAACGTGACTTGAGTTCCCTCTGGTATCTGTTCCGCTAACCAATAATTAGCTATATTATATGCCGAATTACTTACCTCCTTCCCCGATCCCAGCAACAGGTTCCTCCCGTACACGGGCAGCTTGCGGTACTTGCCGTCGGCCATCAGCGACTTATCATTGTCCCCCTTGGTCTCCAGCGTTATCGACACGTCCGGATCGTCATTTTTTGCCTTGTCCGGCGTTATGGTTATCTGTCCGTTAGACGGGGTGGAGGTGACAACGGGCTTTAACTTATCAACGTCCGTCCTTAGGCCGGTGACCAGATTCCGGATATCCGTATCGTCGTAATTATCCAATCCATCCAACTTACCCTTATCTTCGTCAGTATAATTATTGTCCGTATGGACGTAATTAGCGTCCTTTACGATGTGATCGTCATTTGTTAATTGGGATGTCTTGGTTGGGATCAAAGCCGTTATCTCCGCACGCAAGTCATTGAGAAGACCGGTTAGGGTTTCCTTATCCGTAATACCCTGCAAAAAAAGCTCGATCTCATGGAAGGTATCTATAGCGTCGCTCGCTCCATCACCCAATAACGTGTCGATATCCGCCTTGATAGAGGCGATCTCACTCCTGACCCATTCATCATCATAGTTGGATAAGCCGTTGATCTTAGATAACAGCTCATCCGTAAGGTCGTTTGTGCTAAGTCCCTTCCCTTTGATCTTCTCGACAAACCTATCGTCAATCTGTCCGGACGTGTAATAACCTGACAAGATACTCGTGACCTCCGCAAGTATTTGTTTTTTCAAATCCAGCAACACTCCGGCCATATCCTTATCCTCTGTCATACCGGACAAGAACTCCACCATCTCCTGCCATCTGTTGATGATATTGTCCGCATCAGGATCTCCCGTTATAAACGTGGACAGATCGGAAGCAACTTTCCTTATGGCCGTGTCAAGATCCCCCTCTACCTCCTTCGCCCTGCTGATCTCGGAGGTTAAAGCCTCTCTTAACGCCGTGTCATCGTAATTACTCAATCCGTCGAGCTTTTCCAAAAGAGCGTCCGTCAAGTTGTTATCCGTATGCGTGTAATCGGCATCGGTTACGATATTATCCGGTAGAATGGGTATGCCTAACTCCTCTAGGGACTTATCCCCGACCAACTCAACCCCGTTGATCCGTGGTTTATTGGTCATACTTTCATAATCTCCGGTCCCTACGGCAGGAACGGATATATCTCCCGTTAGCTTTATCGTTGTCACCTTGACGCTGCCGCATCCCGTATCTCCACCGACGGAGCACGACCGTGGGATAAGACGGAACGCATCGCAAGCGTCTACGGTGTACATGCCCTCCTTCCCTTTGTTCTCGATAAGGGTCAGCGTATAGACACCGTTATAATCTTGGTCTTTACCTAGGTAGGTGAATCGTATCACGTTATCCCGGAAGTGGAGGTCTTTTACCGCCATCTTCTTATAGCCATTGGTCATGAAGACGCTAATGTTCTTGCCATCCAAAGACTCGGGCTTACCGTCCCGGAAGATGGTCCATTCTATATTGATGTCGTTTCCTATGCGAATAGCTTCCATATTATTGAAGGGTGAAGGGGTCTATTATTTTAAAAGATTCTCCATCTCCATTGGACACAATAATCTTTCCTTGGCAACTCTCGGAGATTTGAAAGACATAGTCTGATCCAGCTTTAAAAGATCCTAATACCGTACATCCTTTAAGAGAACCTGAAATTTGGAGTCTAGCCTGTCCTTCGATGTTAAATAGGTTATTAGTCACCATTAAATTTGCGCCATTCAATAATATATCTACATAATTATTTACCGTATTACCGCTAACTTCCATAGCGACATCATCTATATTAAGTCCATATCTCATATCATTAGTATCTATTTTTGAGTTAACGGTTCCTTTAACAGCTATGAAAAAAGACTTATTTGAGCTATTTTTCTTTATCCTGGCAGAACCTATTGATGGTTTTGCCACACTAAGGACATACACAGCAGTATTGGTTATACTATCAAGAATATATATTTCATTATTCATTGCCTTGCCATCCAAGGAAGCGTCCATAACCGAATCCTCGCTAATGCCATTATATGAATTTAAAAAAGTAAAAGTAAAAAACGGTACAGGACCATTTGTCACCTTTTTAAAAATATTTGAGTCTATTTTCCATTTTATGTTCTTAAAATCAAAATCAGCCTCATTTCCATATTCGTCTATAAGCCTATAAATATATCCTTTCCCACTCTCATGAGCGATTGGATACGATTTAGTATCATTATTGATATCATACCATATTTCCCAAGATCCTAGGTCTGATCCGGCGAAGTAATCATCACCTTCACGCATTATGGCAGATGCTTTACGTTCTAGTTTATTGGAAGATTTAGCCGTGACGATAATGTCAAAAGGTTTCTCCGCTGAAACAGCCTTGTATTTATCATTTACTTTAGTTACATAATCTGTGATCCTGTACTTGTTCCCTGCGACAAGAGAGCTTGCCTGAATCAAAGATACTATCTCCTGATAGGTTACAGAAATCATTGTTGAGCCGCCAGAACCAGCCAAATCATATTCTTGCCCATTTACATTTATTTTTCTGATTGTTCCCATATTTTTATTTATTTGATTGTTAATACTCCATCAGCAACCGTTGTTTGCGAATCGGAAATAAAAAAGGTTTCACCCGACACTTCCGCTTGTATATTTTTAGTAAAAACCAAAACACTACCTGAAACAAAAGCCTTTGTTATCCCAACTCCGGACTGTAACAAGGCTAACAAATCCTTTATCTGATTAGATTGCTCATCTATAATAGCCTTAAGCTCTTCGTTATTATTATTAAATTTATTGTTTAAACCTATAACTTTCGAATCTGTAGCATCATTTATCCTATCTTCCAAGCTAGGGATTAATACAGTTCCATCTTCCAATATAGACAAAGCGTTTTCTCGCGAGTTATCATCACGTCCTATCCCATAGGAAAACAGCACATTTTTATTATTTAGTGTTGGCTTATTAAAACGACCAAAAGAAACGCCATAATCCGAATTTACAAGCAACCACTTCCCATGACAAAACGCTAACCTTGCAGGGGCTATATTACCTATAGTGCAATACTCTCCTCCTACATGTGAAAAAGAGCATCCCGGATAAACCTCATTACTATATCCTTCCACATGAACACAGAAGTTTTGGTCTGTATATTCTCTCCCCGAAAACAGAACATTATTGTATCCTTCCACATGATTTGCCTTATGTACTATTGGGGCACTATGTGAATAATATAAATCACCGCATATATTATTATATCCTTCTACGTGGCTTGTGTTATCACAAATAAAATTGTTAGCTCCCTCGAGGTGGCTTCGGGTGCCAATTGAAATGTTCAGAGCGAACTTCTCTCGTATAGATACAGCGTCAAAAAATAATGAGTGCTCAATATTTTCAGAGTTATAGACTCCGTAATCTTCTATGAAAGTCCTTAAAGACTCTCCACTCGTATCAAAAATAGGCCGATCCGCTATGCCTCCTACGGTATTTTCAATAAAATAAGGCTGGGTGCCTATTGATCCTCCTTCTACATGCGAACCATCCCCTAAACAATAAGAATATAATCCCTCTACATGCGATTGCGCTCCTAAGCACCATGTTCCCCTGCCCTCGGCGTGACCCTCGCTAGCGAACACATTCGTTTTGTAACCCTCCGCATGCGCCCTAGGACCGGTAGCGTTGGTATTCATACCCTCTGCGTGGGCGTAATTTCCTGCCGCCTTGTTATTCTCATAGTCATTGAATATCTCGGCGTTCTTGTAACCCGAGTAGTTTTGACCTACACCAAAGGCAAGGCTGTCCAATTCGATAAAATCCCCGTTTGCGCTTTTATCAACGGAGGATTTAAAAATATAATATCTATCGGCTATGATATTATCCGTAGGGACAAACACGTTCCCCGCCCCATTTCCGTCTTGGCCGGGCTTGCCTTGTGGGATACCTAAATCCAAAGCATAAATAGGTACACCTTCTGGGGTCTCCCCTCTCAAGACAAAGCCAGCCGTTGCCGAGCTATTAAAAGGAAGGGTGGAGACCGTACCGATAGAGACGACCGGAGGATCTCCCGGAGTTCCCTTCGGACCGGTTAGCAAGGATAATTCCACCAACACATTCCATCCGGGATTTCCAACATACCTCCATTGGATATCCGTAGACGAAGAGGCTAGTTCTATCTCCCTACCGTCAAGTCCCTTAAGTATAGCCATGGGGACTCTCACTAATTCCTCCTTAGCGGAAATACCGGGCAAAGATGACACGGAGGATATAGAGTCAATCTCCTTGAACTGACTTAAATCCTTGGACTCCTCCGCTAAGATCTTTTTACTCTCAGCGGCGATCGCACGTAAATCCTCGGGCGTTAGAGTAAAGCCGGAAGACAATGTAAGATCCCCTACAGCCATATTATCGTATGTTATTCTTGTTTAAGGAAAATATTTGCCGCATCGTCTATCACGGTTGACAATATAGCCTTGCAGTCTTCGTCCGAGACTCCATCTTCCAAGACTATCGATTTCCTGCCTTTGTCCACAATGTTTACATAACCGAACCTAAGCTCTCCTTTTTTGACCGAGGCCAATACCTCTGTTACCTTTTCGCCCGCATTCCGTGTTGTCTCATAGGAGATATCATAATCTCCTACCGTGTTTTTGTATTTGCTTCTCAATACAGATGATAATGTTGATAGTGCCATGTTAATTTCCCCTTTCTATAATGTTATAAATTTGCCCATACGCTCCAGGAGGTAAGAGTAATGCCACTTTTTTGATCAATGTAGCCTCCTCGATTGTTATATCCAATTCTCCGTTAGCTTGCCTTAGCTTCAGATACAGTTCAAATGCTTGTAACTTGCTACGCGAATCATCTTCATCACGCCCTGTCATGTGGATATATTTGCCATCAAATAATCCTTGGCAAAGGACCTCGTCTATCATTTGATAACGTTTCTCCTTTTTCTCTCCGGCAGGTACCCACTCAAAGGCTTCTTCGCCTTGAGAATTCTTAAATGCTATGTGAAAATTCACTTTCATAATTATTATTTTTATATTAGGAACTTCTTCTTATCTCTCCAGTATTTGTATGTATTAATAAAGGCTTCCAGTAGGAACTTTCTGCCGTCGTACTTAAACCCTTAAACGTTATACCTCCTTCTGTATACAATGCCATGGAATCACTATTATCCGCTATTCCAATCAAAGCCGCCCCTTTTCCGGAATGAGATTCTACATGCCCGGCATATATAAAGGTAAAAACTTGTCCAGCATCGTACATGCGAATAAAAGCGTCGGCATCATCTGTCTCAAGGCTTTTATAGGACATTATCTTAAAGGCTCCAATAGTCCCCTCTGTTGCCGCCAACTTCTTAGCATACAAATTATTCACATCAATCATAGAAGTAGCGATATACCCATTAACGATGATTGTCTTATCTTCCAATGCTTTAATAATGTCATTCTCTTTGACCCAACCGGGAAGTAACTCGACCGATGTATTGGCTTCCTTCGCCGCATTTAAAGCATTTGTGGCGTCTGTAATGGCTTTAGTCGCCCTGCTATAAGCCGATGAAGCAGTTGAGTCTGCGCTATTCGCTATGCTATAGGCATCAGAAGCTTTCTCATAGGCTTCCAAGGCTTTATCCAAAGCATCCCCGCCAGCCGCATCCACCTTATCCTGTAAAGAGGAGTCTAAATCTGAATAGGTAACGGCTCCCACAAGATTGATCCTATTCGATTTAATGGTGGTTGTCGTTGCCGTCTGGTTGATATACGATATGATATTATCGCCGTTTTCCAAGCTCTTGGCGGCGAACAACGTATTTCCCTGCGTAGTGTTGATCCATCCCGCCGTGTCTATCTCATTCCTTATATTATCCACCCTCGTTGATATGGCCGATATTTGCCCAGCGGTAATATTCAATTGAGAATCATACTTGGTATACACCTTACCTGTTTCCTCATCCACATAATCCTTCGTTGCCGCCAGCTTGATAGACTCTTCTGTTTGCTCTATCCTTGTCTCCAACCTGATAATGGCATCCGCCAAGTTATCGATAAACAAGGAAACACCATAAATCAGTATTTCCCCATCGAAAGATATACGGAAATCGCCACGTTCGTCCCATTTCCCCGCTTTCGAAAGCTTACGATACGAGGATGATGGTTCCAAGGACATGGAGACATAAAGGCTTGATCCCTCGAAACCTGCGGTCAATATCCCCGCCTTAACAACCCGGTAATGTAATGAGAAGGAATAGTCATACTCGGTCGCCTCGGTCTCATGTGACGGTATGTTTATAACGTCATTCCGCTGGAGGATATACGAGTCACTGATACGTAAGACATTTCTGTTGCCGTCTTGATAAATATCTGAAACTCCCCTCTTCTCTGACAGGAAAGAATCATTGGCGTAAATAAACGATCCGTCATGTCCCCAAAAACTTATTGAGTTCTCTGTCACCCAATAGTCCGTATTTTGGGAGAATGAGCTATTTTTCAATATATTGCCCGGCTCTAATGATATATCGTTCCTGATGCCTTCGATTGAACTCTCGAATTTCCCGTTCATTATGGAAAATTCCTGCTCGATCGTATTACCTGTATCAAGGATGTAGGTCGAATTTTCAAAGTAAGCCCCGTTACCGTAAATCCCCCAAACACCGGTCAAATCTATACCGCTCTTGGTCCTTATCCCCGAAAGATTGCCGACACGTGCCTTGGTAGCATTATCGGGATCGGTCTTCATTCCATACACGACATCCATATACGGAGCTCCCACCTCGTCAATCGTAGTGATCTTGACAATACCCTTTCTGGTAGAATCGGCCACGCTATCTACACGGGTCAATACATCACCTTGCGCAATGTCGGCTTTATCACCGGCAAAGTTGACAAACGTAATCCAGTCCAAGCGATCTTCACCGTCCGATAAATTACCGATGCCGACTTGATCAACCCGAAGTTCGTATTGCTTGATGATATTGTAATCATTCTCCCCTGTCGGCATTCCCCCAAAATGTTGGACCATCAATATATCCCCCGAACGGAACGGATTGTAGAGCACGCCGTTCCCCGTGTCCAAGTAAATCCTTCCGGTCGCATGGTCGTAATACTCCACCTTCATCATCCCTGAGAATATCACGTTGTCGTTTTCGCCACGAAGCTGAGAGACGATGAACTCATAGACCCGGAGACTGCCTCTCACATTTATATCGTCTATCTCTAAACGGAATTTCTGTTCCTCTACACCAGCCGAGTTAACCCGTTTATATGGAGCAATATCCCAACCGAAGCCATTAGGGAAACCGGATATAAACGTATGGGACCCCACTCGTTTCTTGAATAAAACATTCCCACGGAACCATGACTCATCAAATATGGCACGACCGTCGGCCTTGATCTCCCAGCCCTTGCCATCCATGCCGTCAAGGAAGATGGAGGAGCCTATCTTTTTGTCGAATAAAATATCCTCATGGGCGATATCGGGAATATCCTTACGAAGGTAACGTTTGTCGTTATCCTGTTTTACCTTGTTTATCTCATATAATGTCCGCAGAGCGGAGAAAACGTTCTCGTCCGAGGCGGCGGTAGTATCCTCTTTCTTTATGATATACACCCCGAAAGAACCGCTACCTTGGTTGACGTACGTGTTATCCTTATATTGGATATTCTCCAACTTACGCTCCAATTCCCCCAGCCGGGAGTAAGCAGCGCTCTCTCCTACCGTATAGGAAGGCGAATCATATGGGATATCAAGTTTTTTCTCGAAACCCAATACCCTAGATTCCCGCCCATTCTCAAAATAAGCCTTATTGATAAGCCTGACACGCTGTCCTACGGATAGATCAATCGCCTTTTCCGGGTTCAATATACCATTATTCTCATCGTAGCCGGAAGCGTAGTATGAGTTAAGGACGCATGTGTAAGTGGAAGGGTCCGACACGACCTTGGCCTTATACTCTATCGTCCTTCTCAGCAATTCCTCTTCCGCCTGCGGGATAAGGGTGTCACTTACGTATTGCGTGTCAAAATTGTATAGGATATATTTGTTCCCCGTCCCCGGTATAAGAGGGCTTTCCGGCAATGTCTGGCCATAGGAGTCATTACGGACTATCTCGAACACCTGAGCCTCCGGATCATCCTCCGGCAGTCCTTCCGGATTGAATCGCAAGGCGAAATCCATGCCTGACAACGGCCCCGTCTGGAATACGACACGAAGCTCTTTGCCGGGAAGCACGTATTCCTCGGAGAAGGACAATCCCGAGTCCTTGAACCGATAGACGGTGAATGTCTCCGATGTCCCGTCCTCGCCCTCCTCCGTGACCTCCTTCGGTATCACCTCGGTTATCGTACCTATCTTACGAGGGTATATATCGTCGAATATAACGACCGCCTCCACTATTTGATCCTCGGTCAATCCCTGTACCACGTCCACGTAGGGGGTTCCCTTAGGAAGCATGAGGCGTTTTTGCACCACCCCTTGCACCACCGTACCGGATTCCCCCTTGCGATAGCCGGAGGGGATATTTCTCGTTGAGCCGAAAGCGTACAGGCGTGTGGCGAACAGGTCTTGGCTTTGGCTCCTTGGCATGGACACTACCTGCCTACCTATCTCCAGATCTACGGGATCGCCACGCTCTATCCTACCTATATATATCTTGTCACCCTCTACCCACCACTCGCACTCCCACGCCTCAGCAATCTTGGTAAGGGCATCCACGATATTCGTGCTGTCGTATTGCACGAGCTTGGCGACAGCGTCAACGGAGCTATCGACAACGGCTTGGTACTCCTTACCGTTATACCTGAATCCCAGAGATCGCAAATTGGATACGACAATGCTTAGGTGGGCCTCCGGAGCACGTGTAAGGCTCCATGACGCTTCCTTGTTACCTTGCCTATCGTAAAATAGGATATGATTCTTCCATCGGTAATAATGCGAGTCGAATCGCACGCTATAGTCGTATCCGCCTGTGGATGCGTTGAATGTCGGATATGTCTTGCCAGTTACGTAGAAAACGCTACCTTCATAATCGATATTGTCTCCGATCTCCAGTTGTACCGGGTCGGACAACGAGAACACGAGGTTCACATAGTCCTCTTTCATCAACTCAAACCGACGTACCGAACCCGTCCCTATCGATACCGACAACTTGACTCTACCAGATATGTCCTTAATCTCGATCATGAACTCAAAGTTCACGCATATAAGGGGGATGGCAAAAAATCAAGCGGACCTAAAAAAAACAATGGCGGGATTGTTGTAATTTTGTTGTAAGAGGAAATAAAAAAGCCCGAACCGAAAGGACGGAACGGGCTTAAATAACTTAATAGTACCTATTAACAAAAATAGAACTTACTTATCTCCATATTTAGTAAAAGTAGAATATGAATTTCCATTATATTCAAACTCCCAACGGAATATTGGCTCATACACCGAATTTAATCTAGCGTTAAGAATTTTTGTTTCTCCGGGCTTTAATTCTCCTAATATAGACATATCCGTAGTCTCTAATACTGTCTTATAGGTATTAGATTCAACGACGTAGAATTTGCTTAGGTTTACGGCATGAGAACTATTATTTCGGATAGCGCATGATATACTTCCCGTGTAATATCCATTGAGAATAACGACGGATGAAGAAGGGAAGTACACGTTCATCAAACGATCTATTTCAACTACATATATTTCTACGGATGCCTTATGCCCACCGTCTTCGCTGGTAGCTGTGATTGTTGAACTTCCAGACGTATTCCCTTTCACCTTTCCGGTCTTGTCAATAGACACGACTATAGGATTAGAGGAAGACCATGTAAGATTACGGTTTCCCGCATTCTCCGGAGTAAAATTTACAATTAATTGTTTTTCCCCTCCTATCTCGATATCATAGTAACGTGAGGGAAAAGATATGTTTTCTACCGGAATAGGCTTTACTATGACCTTACAAGCCGTCTCAAATCCTCCATCCTCGGCTTTGGCGGTTATCGTACATTCTCCGAAATGAACTCCAGTAACGTTACCTTCCTTGTCAACGACCGCTATATCCTTATTAGAGGATGTCCATTGTACGTTTTTATTAGTAGCATAAGAAGGCGTAAACACAAGATTTAACTTGGTTGATTCACCTTGTATGATTGTCTTTTCTTTATCCTCAAAGCTGATACTTTCAAGCTTTGCCGCTCCTACCTTGACCTTGCAAGTAGCAGACACCTTGGGGTTATCCTTTAGGCTTACGGTGATTGTTGCCTCACCTTGGCCTTTTGCTGTAATCTCGGCATTGGATGTGAAGCCACCATAGGATATCGAAGCTACTTTAGGGTCACTAGTTTTCCTGTCTC